ATCAGAAACAGATAGAGAAGAGATTGCAAGATTATACCATGACCCTTATTCAGGTCGTGGATTATGGGTAGGAATGAATATAAACAATACTTATGGCAGGTTCAGTTATTAATACATTTGACAAAGGACTTCATCAAGATAGTTCTTTTATATTACAGCCTGACGGCACATATCGAAACATGAAAAACGGTATGCTTATTTCTTATGACGGTAATCATTACACTGTAGAGATGACTAAAGGAAATAAGGTGTTACTTAAATTAACTCCAAGATATTTAACAACTACAGCTACATTAGACGTAGAGCCTATGCCAATAGGTTTTGTTTCTTTTATTGATAAGTTAGTAGTGTTCTCGACAAATAGCGAGTCTACTACAGGATATGGAGAAATAGGCGTAATTTCATTTACTAGAAGTGAAATGGATTTCGTTGGAAGTTATGTGCCATATTACCATAATGCAGACTTAAATTTTACTAAATTACATAAGATAGAAGGATTTTCTTTTAGAGAGAATACAAATAATCAAAGAGTATATTGGACTGATAATTTTAATGAGCCTAAAGTATTTGATATTGCTAATCCTATTTTTACAACTTATTTTACAGGAGCAGCGGATTTAATAGCTAATAATACCTACATGGTATTGCAAGGAGCAGTTACTTATAATGGAGTTAAATATGGAGTAGGACTTACGGCAGGAAATATATTTAAAGCAAGCGCTGGTACATCATATACTTTACCTGTAGGTGCGCCATTAGTAATTGAATACTATCCATTATCTTTATTAGATTGGTCTCCAAGTAGATTATTAGGTAATATTGAGTTTAAAGAATATGGTACAGGAGATAAGTATTGTGGAAGTCATATTTACTTCTATAGACTATCTAATTCTTATGATGGCGTGGTAACTTCTTGGAGTTACGCAAGCACTCCTATTCACGTAGGAATGAATAATTCATCTACCTTTATTACAGGAAATGCTTATAGAGATTTTGTAGGTAATGGAACCGCTACAACTCTTGAGAATAGTGGTAAGTCTGTAAAGTTAAATATAACAGATATTGATACTGATTTTGATACGATTGAGGTAGCTTGTGCTGAGTTTACACAAGTGGCGGATGTACCTTATAGAATTATTATCACAAACAAAGAAGCTGTAACAGGAGCAACTATGTCTATTACTGACACTGGAGCGTCTAATTTAGGAACAGTAACCATTAGTGATTTAACATTATTCCCTGCTAGTATTTTAAAGTGTAAAACAGTAAATACAAATAAGAATTACAGTACTATCGCTAACATAACAGAAAGAGAAGAGTTTGATTTAGATTTAAGTGGAGTAACTATTAATCAGTTTCAATATCCTTTAGTATCTCATGGAGATTTGAATTTATGTTCTAATTGTAATGTTCCTGCTGATGTAAGTCCTCCATTAACAGGAAATCCACCAGCAAATTCAATTTTACCTTATAGCAGATGGTTAGTTACATTTGGAAACAACACAACTGATACAGTTACTTATAAAGGAGTTCAGTACGTTACAGGAGATGTAATAACAGGTTCATTTGGAGCTATTGTAACAGTTCCTTCATCTATTTTATTTACAGGAAATGGAGCTGTTAGACCATGTACAACTAAAAATAAATATACAGCTATTAGCGATGGTAAAAGACGAGAAGATGCTATACAATTAACAACGGGATTTTGGGATTACAAAGATCCTGCCGTAGCATCTCATAATAAAGGATATTGGAGTGGAGAAAAATATAGATTTGGAATTTTGTTTTTTGACTTAAAAGGCAATCCATTCTATGTAAAATATATAAAAGGAGACCCAACAACTTTTGACTACACTTTTGATACTATTCCTGATAAAGGAGGATTAATGAAAAAAGACAATTACCGTCCAAGCGGAGGAGCTTTAATACAAGATTCTTATTCTTTAAATCCATCAGCTATAAATATAAGTGGATTAGATATACCTGAATCAGTAATGAATCAAATTAGTGGATTTAGTATTGTAAGAGCAGAGAGGGACCCGATTGTAATTACGCAAGGATTATTAATGCAAAGTGTATATAGTAATTTGCTTGGTTTTAATTCTGTTATGCCATTAGGTATATGCAGAACAGATTATAGTATTTTACCTATGTATGAAGTTGGAGATGGATACTATATTTACTCTGTATTATCGCCTGATATACAAACTGGATATTCTTTTCCTTCTGCGGTTAAAATTGGAGATAATTTAAAAGAAGCTTGTTGGTTAAATGGAAGTCAATTAAAAACAGATACTCAAAAAAGAGTAATGTTTACTAAATTATTTCAAATGTCTGCTGGAATCTTTGGTACAGGAAAAGATGCTAGTTCTCCAAGAACTTTACCTCTTCAATCAATGAATGGAAATGCTGTTTATAATTTTGATGAGAATAATGGTGCTGGAGGTTTTTTAGGAACAAGTGTTGATTATAGAAATAGATATTCTAACGTAAACGAATTTCAAGTAACACTTAATTATGATTCTATTTGTGGCGTAACACCTTTTAGCCCAGGCTTTGATATTTTATCTGTTGGGTGTAAAAAGCAAATAATTAAATCTCAATTTAATCACTTTGATGCTTTAACGGATTATAACGCTACTGCTAATACGTCTAACTATAACAAGATGTTAGCTAATTTTATAACAGATACAGACCCAGCTAATCAATACGGAGGAGCAAGCGAATCAGCTATAGCTAATACATTGTATATGTCTTGTGGTCACTTTCAACCTATTAACACACAAGTTAAAGCGGATACTTTAAACGGAACGTTTGCTTCAGGAATTTACGCAGGAGAAAATAAATATACTTTTAATGATATAGAGGTGTTCGGCGGAGATTGCTTTACAAATCTTATTGATTTAGGATATGGATTATGGGATGAAGCATTTGAAACTAGCGACAATGCTATGTCTTATGCTTTATGGTTTCCATGTGAGGGTAATGTAAACTATAATTTAAGAAGAGGGCAAAAGGTATCAAATAAGAATATGTATCCTTCTTCGGGAGCTACAGGCATAGGATGGTTTGATTCATCTTTGTCTCCTACGACACAATTAGAATCTTATAATTATAACAAAGCATATACTACCGATGGTAATTTTATTAAATATCCGTCACTACCACTTAATTATAAGTTTACAGGAGAATTTGATTACAGAATTAGATGGAGTAAATACAAAACGCCTGGTGAATTAATAGATTCATTCCGTGTATTTAGAATACCTGATTACAGAGATTTAGATGGACAGCGTGGACAAATTAATAATCTTAAAGCAAGAGATTCTAAACTATTCTATTGGCAAGACCACTCAGTAGGTTACACGCCGATATTAGAACGTCAATTAGTCGGAGGAAGTGCTTTAGGAGATGCTACTGCATTAGGTGTGACAGGAGTTATTGATAGATATGATGATATAGATACTAACTTTGGAAATCAACACCAACACGGACTAACTGAAACAGAATATGGTTTTGCGTGGTTTGATATGCGTAGAAGAGCATTTATGGTAATGGGTATTGGAAGTAAGCCTGAAGAAATGTCTATGGTTAAAGGATTGCAAGTATTCTTTAATAATGAATTTAATGAAGGTAATATTTTTTATCCTAATAGTTTTTCAAATATTTATAATACAAATAATTTAGATATACCTGAAATTCCTTTAATGGGATATGGTATAGTGGGAGTTTATGACCCTACATTCAAAATGACTTATTTAACTTTTAAATACGCTAAGAGAGATTTTATAGGAGAGAGTAATGAATCATTTGTAAATAGAGATTTTACTTTAGGATACAATCATATTTTAAATGCTTTTGTAGCTTTTACAGATTGTACTCCTGCTATATGGCATAATCATAATGACTTGGTATTAACAGCTAATAATCCTAAAAATACTAAGGCTTATAATACAGATATGCCATCTACTTCATTTGTAATTGGAGATACAGTATTAGTTGGCAATGTAGAGTATATTTGTGTTAAGGATGTAACCATAGCTTCATATCCAGGGACATTGACTGCAATAACAGGAACTAATCCATTAGCACCAAGTAGTAATTCATGGTTAGCTATTAACAAAACTAATGAGATTTATTTACAAAACTTTGGAGCTGACTTATGTAAATTCTATGGTAAGGTATGGGATTTTGAGCAAGAGGTTGTTGTTAATTTCAAGACTGACATGGCGGTAACCCCACAAAATATGCAGGTAAAGACTATTGGACCAAACTCTACAAGTGTTTATTTTGATACAGAGAATCAATCAGCAAGTGATTTAAATATATCTACAACTAATAGAAATTATAGATTTATAGATGGAGCATGGTTCTTTTCAGTTGCTTTAGATTCATTAAGAGGAAGATTGACTGATTATTACGTTAGAGTGAAATTTATTCATAAAAATTATGTAACTAATCCTACTACTGCTAAAAATATACAAAAGGTTTCTCAATGGTTAAAAACATTCTTTGTAAGTAAAAGATAACTCAAAGTTGAATTATTTTGTAACCTTTTATGGATAACTACCGTACAAGTACTTTATAAACCAATTAATATTAGAAATTATGGAAGCTATTAAATCTCGTAGAACAAACATTTTAGTTTTATTATTATCATTTGGATTCTTATTATTAAGCAGTTGTGCTTTTGGGCAATCTATGGAGATAGAAAGATATTCTAGTTATAATTCTTACTACAAGAAAAGTATCATTACAAAATATCCTTCTTATAATTTAGAGTTTGTTGACGGAAAAGATACTACTTATTTTTCTGTTTTCTCTGACAGTATCCGCGCTGGTCATTATGGAGTTAGATTGTATGCTTATTTCTCTAAGACTACAGATTTAAACAACTCTATTATAAAAATAGGATTTGAAGATGGTAGTGAAGATTATATTGCTGCGTTTGAAATAGATCATAAGTTGAGTTATGTTGAATATGCTATTCCTCAAAACGTGTTTAATAAATTATTTAGATTTAAAGTTGTTTCAGTTCAGTTTAATTACAGAGATAAGATTAATAAAATAGAAGATTCTTTATATTTCTTTGCTTTTTTAAGTCGAGCAGCTCGTTAGAAGTATTATTAAAATATGTATTTTTGTTTGTATAAAACATAAATACCATGCCTGAAGATAAAGGAAAAAGTGTTAAAGCACCTAAAAGTAAATCTAATGATGATTTTGCTCCTCAATTAGTTAAAAGCAAATCTGAAATACCAAAAAACGCTGTACTTAAAATTGATTCTGACGGCGGAGAGTATTGGGAAGTTGAGACTAAGCATGAAGAGACTAAGAAAAAGATGTATCCGCCTTCTAGCGGAAAAAAAAGAACAGGGACTCCAAGAAAAAAAGACCCTGAAAAGTCTTCTACATTTGGGTCAACTATACAACGATATAAATTACCGCCTCCAGAAGTAACACCTCCTAAGCAAACAGGTTTGTATGGAGGTATTAGTACTTATGAAAAAATAGACCCTGCTGCTCAATGGGGAGCTGATTATGGAATAACAACATTTACATTTCCTGATGAGTATGGAAGATATACTAATACATCAAGAACTACAAATATTGATAAAGAGGGTAGAGAAATTGCTTATGATTTAGCTAATCCATTAAATAGTTTTAAAGACGGAAAATTCACTCCAACTTATACAGGCAGAACTATTGATGATGTAAGAAACGAATGGTCTCTCGTGGGCATGTCTAAGCCAACGGATTATAGTGGAAATAAAGCTAACCCTGATTATAAAGGAAGTTTAATGATGCCTGGAACTAAAGCTACAAGAGTAGCTGGTGGTGGCGGTGGAGAGTTTAATCAAAGAAATATCGCAAATGTTCCGAATGCTTTAGATAAAGTTCCAATAGGATATATTGAACAAAAATACGATACTCAAGGAAATCCTATTGTTACTCCAAATGTAGGAGTTCAAATGGATACAAAAAATATAACTCCTTTAAGAAAAGGAGAAATGGAAGTAGGTAGAATGTACAATATAGAGAATCCTATTGAGATTAAAGGTAAGTTTGCTAAAGGTGGTGTTGTAAGTAAGATTAAAGGATATACATTAGGTGGTAACACAGGATATGGCATATTAGGATTAGATACTGGCGTAGTTGGACAAAACGACCCTTATGCAGCTCAAAAAGCTAAAGATAAACAAGATGAAATAGATGCTGCTAAAAAGAAAGCTAATCAACAAAAAGCTAGAAATGTAGCCAATGAAATAGGAGAGGGAATGGGAGGTATAGGTTCAGCTTATTACAATTCACAACCTACTCAAAACAAAAGTGAAGCTACAAGAAGTGCAGGATTAGCAGCAGTATCTCAAATGGGTTCAATAGGAGGAGTGATAGGTGGAGTAGCTGCCATAGGAGACCAAATAGGTAAACCCATCAAAGCAAAAAGTGAGAAATTAGACGCTAGTGGTAATTTAGTAAATCCAGGAAAATCTAAACAAAACGCTATAGGAGGCGCTTTATTTAGCCCTACAAAAGCGTTAGCGTATAGAAACGAATCAGGAAACTGGGGAGATATTAAAGGAGACCAATATAATGCTTTTATTGAAAGCAAAGCTAAGGCTCAGTTAGCTGAAGTAAATGCTGCTAACGTTGCATCTAAACAACAACAAGCTATAGCAGCTAGAAATAACCAAGAAGAGAATCCTACAATAACTAATCCTTATAATTTATCAGGAGTTACATTTGACGAGAATCAAAATATGATTTTAGCGGATGGACAACAGTTTGATAAGAACCGTCCTATGATGAATAAAGGAGGTATAGTTGGTAAGATTAAAAATATGTATGCTGACGGCGGAGATATTAAAGGTAAAGGAACTGCTAAATCAGACAGTATAATGGCTGAAGTAAAAGAAGGTTCGTTTGTAGTGCCTGCCGAGAATGCAGAATTAGCAAAAGGTATTCGTAAACTATATTTAAAAGCTCCTAATAAAAAAGCTAATCTTAAACAAGAAGAAGGTGAAGCAGTAAAACTATCTAATGGAGAGCATTTATTTACTCCTGAAGAGAATGAATACTTAGAATCTATTGGTATTGATTTAGAAGATTTAGCTCCTAACTCAGAAAATAATAGTGAAGAAATGAAAATGGGCGGTATGCTAAAAAGAGCAGATGGTTCTTATTCTAAAAGAGGTTTATGGGATAACATTAGAGATGCTGCTGGTAGTAATAAAGCTCCAACTGCGGAAATGTTAAAACAAGAAAAAAAGATTAAAGCCGAATACGCTAAAGGCGGATATGTAGTTCAAAGGTCAGGTGATAGAGAAGGTAAAACTCATAAAGTAACAGGTCCTGATGGAACTGTAAAATACTTTGGAGACCCTAACTTAGGACAACATCCTAAAGACATTGAAAGAAAAAAAGCTTTCTACGCAAGACATAAAGATAACTTAGATAACAATCCTCATTTCAGAGCTTACGCAAGAACAACATGGGCAGAAGGAGGTGAGATTATGGCTCCTAAGATGAAAGGATATGCCGCAGGTGGAGACATTGATGAAGTTGACCCAATAAAAGAATTAGCTAGATTAAATAAAGAAAAAGAAGATGCTGAAAAATCAGCTAAGGCTGAGTCTGATGCTGAAAAATCAGCAAGAGATAAAAAGATAGCTGACTTTAAAGCTAAAGTAGAATCTTATGATAGAAAAGCTGATAGAAAGAACAAAGCTTCTGAATGGGATAAAAAACGTAATGACTCTAAAACTAAATTAGATGCTTTAAATAAATCTTATGAAGAGGCTTCTAAAGAATTTAAAGCAGCTAACACTCCAACTGCTGAACAAAAAGCTAAAGGAATAAAAGCAGGAACTTTAACTGATACTCAAAGAAAGTATCAAGAAAATTTATTAAAGAAAATACAAGAAGCTAAATCAGAATTTGATAATGCTGAAAGAACTTATAATTACGTTAAGGACGATAATAATTATGATGCTAGTGGTAATATTAAGGTTAAGCCTAAAACAGCTACAGTAGCTCCTAAAACGGAAACTAAGCCAACTGTAGTTACTCAAAATGTACCTACTACTAAACCATCTTTAAAAGCACCTAAAGTAAAAGCTTCTAAAGTAACAGTAGATAATTTACCTACTAAAGATTTATCTTTACAAGGATTAAAACAAGATGCTGAATTAAAGACTGCTAATCAAGCTGCTATGCAAGAGGCTTCTATCGCTAATGCACCAACAAGACAAGCTGTTATAAACGATGCTAATATAACAAGTAATGAAAATTATTTAGCGTCAAAACCTAAATCTAAAAACGCTTGGGCGGATAAATTAAGTAACATAGACCCAACTGCATTCGTAGGAATAGGACAATCTGCATTAGGATTGAATATGCTAGGTAAAGAGAAGCGTCCTATTGATAAAGCTGTAATAGACCCAACTTATAATGCTGCTGTTAACCGCGCTCAACAAGATGCTTTATTCGGATTAACTCCTGAGCAAAGATTCATGGCAGAGCAAGATATACAAGGAGGATTAAACGATGCTAAAATGGCTGGTTTAAATGCTAGTGGTGTACAATCATTTAATCTTAACAGAGCTGCTATTAACGATGCTTGGAAGAATAAATTAGGCTTAAAACAAGCTGACTCTGAGATGAGAATGAATAAGCAAAAATATGCTGATGTAATGGCTGCTGATAGAGCAACTATATTAGCAGCTAATAGAAGACAAGCTTATAACGATGCTATGAATACCTTTCAGCAAAAACAACAAGCAGGAAGTGAATTAATAGGCGCAGGATTAGCTAATACTATTGGAGCGTATAGATTTAGACAAGACCAACAAGCTAGATTAAAAGCAGACGAGGCTAGAGGATATAGTTTAAATAATTATAACCCTACAACGTAACCTTTTAAAATAACTTACGTTAAACAAGTATTAATAATGATGATTAAAATAATCAACGAATGAATTAAAAGTAGGAGTAGAAATATTCCTATTTTTTGTTTATAATGAGTTATAAAATTTTATATCTTTAACAACAAATATTTTACACATGGAAATTGGAATAGCTACTGGACTCGCTCAGTCAATGGATTATAATAATCGCATCGCTGATGCCAGATTTCAAGATCAACAAATGAAACGCGCTCAAGCTGAGAATACGGCTGAGTTAAAGGCATTTGAGGATGACTTAGATTACATGAATGCTGCCAACTCTTATGACTATAATTTAATTAAAGGAGAGGCGGATAAAACCATTCGTGAGATAGGAACTATTATTAGAGATAATCCTGACTTTAGATATAATCCTAATGTAAGAAGACAAATTAATGAGAAGAAGAAATACCTTAAATCTAATCAAAACGTTATTAGGGGAATGGCATCAGATGAGTCTTTTAAAAGATTAAATGATGATTTAGCTAAAGTAGCTAAGAACCCTAATATGTATGATGCAGGGGCTTACCAAGAGTTACTAGCTAAGAAACAAAACTATCTAAAGTATGGACATCAAGACGGACAAGAGGCGGCTGCTACTTTTGGTCCACAAGCATTCGTTTATGATAAACCTGAAGACTTTGTTCCTTTAAATGAAGAGGCTCTTAAAACGGCTGGATTGATTAAAGCAAGAAAATATAAAACACAAGGCAATGGCGGATATGAAGAGCTAGTTGATGAGGATGCTTTGACTCCTGCGGCTATGGACTTTTACAATAGACATAAACGTCAAATACAAGTTACATATAATCCTAAAACAGACGAAGAAGGAATTGCTTACGCAAAAGAATTGATACGTCCAGGAATTGACTTAAAACGTAAGTTTGGTGAACCTCACTATAACGATGCTTTAGCAGTTAAGAAATGGGAATATGCTCAACAAGGACAAGGACAAAATAAAAATATTGACGCTTATAGGGATGCTGTTGTTAGTAAGAGATACAATAAATTACCTACAGAATCAGTAACCGCTATGCTAGGATTAACTCCTGAAGCTAAGATTTACGATGCTGATGGTGGATTTAAAGGAACGTCTAAAGGACAGAAATTTATTCCTAGTGGAGATTTCGGACAAGCTAATACAGTAGAAAGAAAGTCAAATGGCAAGTGGGGGTTAAAATCTAATAATACTATTGGAGTAGCGCACGGTTATATAGAAATGACTGAAACGGATTATGATAATGCTGGTTATGATAATGACCCTAAAATGAGAGATAAGGTTGTAGTAAAAGAAATAACTACCCCTAAAGGTAAAAAAGAAAATGTTTATTGGATACCAGCTCAAGTTGAGTTTGATCCTAATGATGAAGCTAAACGATTTAAGTTTAATAATTATGTTGGCATGACTAATAAACAAATTACAGAATTAAATCCTCTTCAACAAGCTAGTCAGCAACAAATATTTCAAGATGAAGTAGGAAATTTATTTATTCAAGACGCAAACGGTAACGCAATACCTTATACTAAATAATATGGATATTAAACCAGTAGGACAACTTAAACCTGTTAATAATGGAGTTAAGCCAGTAGGCCAATTAAAACCAGTTAAATCTAATTTAAGTCCAATAGGACAATTACAAGCAGGTGACGCTAATACGATATTACCAACATACACAACTCCTCAAGATTTAGCTGTAGATAGTTCTATTGAATTATTAAAACAAAAAGGTGGACGTAATGGTTCTACTGTATTAGATTCTGAATGGGATGTGCTTAAAGATGTATTAAAAGATACAAGAGCTACTAAAGAACAAAGAGAGAAGGCTATATTAACTATCCAAGGTTATGATGCAAAACATGATGATAATAATACTATGTATTATAATAAACTTGAGGATAATGGAGTTTATGTTCCTACAGCATTAGCTTATGGAGAGAAACCGCCAAAAGGTTATAAGGTAGCAAGTATATGGGGTAATCAGAAAGAAGCAGAGGATGATAGTTGGTACACTGACTTAGGTAAGAGTTTAGGTAATGGAGTAATGGGAGCTGTGCAAGGAGTGGTTGATTTAGCTCAAGTAGGAACTACGTTAGTAACAGGAGAAGAAAGTAGTTACTTAAATAAATTAGGTAATACAGCCGAAGCATTAAAGTTTAAGAAAGATAGTGATTTAGAAACTCCAATATTAAATACAGAAGGAATTACTCAATGGAGTGATATTTTAGACAAAGATAGATTTGATTTAAGTCCTAAAGCTTTATGGGGAACTTTAAACATGGCGGCTGAATCGCTAACAGAATTTGGATTAGGAACAAGAGGAGCTACCGCTATATTAAAGAATAGTCCTAAAGCAGCGATATTTGTTGGTTCATTTATGAGTCAATTAGGAGATAACCTAGATAATGCTGAAGAGGCAGGATTAAAAGGTAGAGATAAGGCGGCGGTTGCATCAGCTATAACAGCTCCAATGGCAGCGTTAGATTCATTTTTTGGACTTGATGGTAAGTTAATGTCTCAAGTATTTCAGAATGAAAAAAGAGAATTACTTAAAACTGTAATTAAAGAAGTAGAGAAAGATGCTATTGGAAATATAACAGAGAATGGATTTAAGCAATTAACTAAACAAATGACTGTTGGTTATAGTGAACTTGCTAAAAGAGGAGTTAAAGGTATTGTAAAAGATGTATTAGGAGAAGGTGGACAAGAGGCAGCTCAAGATTTTACTCAGAAGGCAGGTGAACAATTATGGGATAAATTAACTCCTGATGAGAGAGGACAATTTGGAACAGATGCTTTTGATGCTAAATCATTTGGAGATTATATTAATAGTTTTGCAACAGGATTAGTGTCTGGTGCGCCGATGGCTTTAGGTACTCAGATATTAAGAAGCAAACATGATGAGCAATCTATTAATGCTTATGAGAGAGTTAAACAAGGTGCGGAAGCAGTAAAAGCTTTAAAGGTTGATTTAGATAATGCTCTTAAAAATAATGACATTAATCAGCCTGAATACGAGCAAGCTATGTTTAAAATAGATGCTTACAGCAAGTATAATGAAGAGACTAAAGGTGTTAATTTAAAACCTGAAAATGAAAAGAAGGCATTTGAATTATCATTCCAAATACAAGGGCTTA